CCTTGATAGGCTCTAGCACAGTGAGCTTCACAGTAGGATCGGTTATTCATCTGCTTACGATTGCAGAACAAATGACCTTCAGAATTTGTACTCACAGGAAACTTACAACCGTCCGGATCTAGATTATAGATTGCTACATTCATGATCCGTGCTTTAGGCATGATTTGATCTAATATAGATCCATTTTCCATTTTTGATTTCCTCCGTTTGCTACCCATTAGCTTTCTAGGAAATTTTGGGTGTTCATTCACTTGAAACCCTTTCATACGGGCCCTATAAAGAATGCCCATGATAGAGTTCTTAGTAAGGCCAAACATCTTGCCTACTTCTGAAGAAGTAATACCGCTATTCCAGGCAGCCACTACTTCAGCATCTATATCCTTGATCGTACGCATCTCATTCACTTCTTTTTGCTGTCCCACTTTTCTGTATCACAAGCCAAATACGGGCATAAGCCCGTACCTGGATGTGCTAACCAACATTGTAAGCAAGAATCTTCTTCCTCTGCACAGTGTTCATTTAGACGACTGCACATGTTCTTTGGATCTTCAATATCCAAAAAATCAGGATCGGGTATCTTGTTCGTCATTCTTGTTTCCCCAGATCAAGTCTTGACAAAGCATGCAAAGACCTGAGATACCATACTCTTTAATAGAAATGGTATCTCTAAAATCATCCAACTTAATTGGGCGACCGCAACTTGAACAACAATCACGATCTATATTTTTCTTAGCTTCAGGAAACATTCCTACCAAAGCTTTCTTCATCTCTTCTGATTTATTTTCCCAGGGTTTAGTCATTCTCTTTCTCCATCACAATGTGCGATTGTACGTCTATCTTCCATACTTCAACATATGCATCAAACTCACAATTGTAGAATTGCTTGCCATCGTTCGGCATCACACTCCAACTGTTGGTCAGTACTTTGCGAAGCATATATTCCGCTGCTTCTTTAGTTTTACCAACTGTAGTTATATCTTGTTCACTAAAATCTGCTGGATTATGGGCCATAAGAACATATACTACACTATTCCAAAATACAGGCTTGCCACTTTCTTCCATAGCAAACTCATACAACTTTTTCTCCAATGGTTCAAGTTTATTATCAACCCAACTATCATTAATAAGAGCAAGAAAGTATCTGCCCTTATAACCACTTTCATGAAGAAAGCCATCTCTTTCATTATCTTCAATATAAAAACCATCTATATATGTCAACACTCGTTGACTACTAATAACATCTTTATCAACACCAAATGCTTCACAATACTCATCTGTTAACATAAGCTTTTTCGTTGCTTGAAATTCATTGAACGTCATGATGTAGCCTCCTTAGCTTACATAGATATTATAGCATCTTTAGCGACGCTTGTAAACTGCCAAATTCGTAACTATGGTATGCCTATTTCGCACGAGTAGCAAGGCCTTTAAGCACCAACTCGTCGAAGAGACGTTCAGATTCTTCGGCCAAGTTTATACGGTGGCCTTTCTCTGAATTCTCCATCATAGTCAGGATACGTAGGTTCCAGCTAACATGGAGTCCGCAAATTCGATTACCTTTTATGGGTATAATGTGATCTACATTAACATTCATACCCATGCGTCGTAGGTATATGGACTGCCTATAGATCGCAGATATAGCTGCTTTATCGCCTGGAAATAGTTTATGTCGTATACGATCCTTATATTTCCGATGAATCTTTACTGCTGTATCTATTAAGCTAGTCTTATAGGCTACCGTCTTCCTACGAAGTTTGAGTTTCCGAATTTCATAGTCAAGTTTAGCACAAGCCTTGCACCGCCTTAAAGAGCCCATCTCTACTTGAGGCTTGGTCTTTAAACATTGCTTACAGATTGGCATCTTTTATAAAGTCCAGGATTGCTGATTTAGTAGTCAACCGCTTAGCCAGCTCTTCTTTATCAGTCAAGGCCTTTAGAATCTTTTCTTCAACAGTCCCAGGCGTAATAAAGTCTATAACCAGTGTTGGTTCTGTCTGTCCAATGCGATAGTTTCTTCGCAAAGCCTGGAGACGGTATTCTAAATTATAGGAATTAGAATAAAACACGGCCGTTTTAGCTTCATTCAAAGTAAGACCATGCCCTGCTGACGCTGGATTAAGCACTAGACACTTGGCTGGACCGACGCGCCATTTATCAATGAGTTCCTGCCGCTTATTCTGGGAATACTCAGAATAGATTACAATGGCATCGGTTAGTAGTGTCTTCTCTATGTCTTTAGTTGTGTTAACATAGGTTGACCAGATTAACATCTTATGAGGAGTTTCTTCAACAACCTCTTTAAGAGCCGTTAATCGGTTATTCTGTATAGAAATATATGTTCCATCTGGCGCTTTAAGCTGCCCGATTACAATCTGATGCAATCGTACAATCAAGGATAAAGCATTAACAGCAGTTATTTCATGCTCTTCAATATACAGAACTGCTTTTTCAACTAATTCTCTATAAGCATGGATCTGGGTGGGGGTCAACTCAATCAATATTTGCTTAGACACTTGATCGGGCAAGTCTACGCATTCATCCAATCGCTTAAAGGACGAAAACTTGTCTAGCTTATGCTTGAGATCATCCAGGTCTCTAAAGCCTACGATCTTGTCGAAAGCTCTATTGCCAAAGGATATACGGCGGATTTCAGCGTATCGTGTCTTAAATGAATAATAGCTTCTAAAGCCTAGGATCTGTTTGTTTAAAAACTCGACTTGTGAGTATATATCTAACGGAGACTGCACAATAGGCGTTCCACTCAAGATTCTACGGAACTTTGCCGAGTCTGCCAGACGTAGTGCTGCAATGGTACGAACAGCTTTATGATTCTTGATAGCAGTGCTTTCATCGTAGATTAAGCCATAACTACGATGCTTAACTATATAATTAATTATTTTTCTAAACCTATCTGTAGTTAAAGCATCATGATTAACAATAATATATAACAGCTTATCTTTATCGCGTACTTTAGCTATTAAATCATTCTGATGCTTAGAAGTAAAGGTTGCACCCCATTCGAATACAAGATATGGTATAGTGCTATGCTTTGGTATCTCAGAGCTTCCCCAAGTGCGTATCATACTCTTAGGACAAACTACAATAACGCAATTGACTGATCTATTAATGAACCAGTTCTCTGAAGTACGGATCGATATGAATGTCTTACCTACACCAGGCTCTAGAAACAAGGCCCAATACACTTTGTTTATAGAGACATTTAATACATCCGTTTGATGTATATAGGGAACTGTCATACTTCACCCTAATGTTTACCCGGTAGCAGGACTTAACCTGCCACCTTCGTAAGCACTAGAACGGGACGTTGTCGTCCACTTCGCCCATAGACTGGCGAGCAATCTGAGTCTCACCTGAAGGATCAGCCTCCTGCTCAGCTTCAACAGCTATACGACGTAGCAGTCCCTTAGCTGAAACAATTGCATAAGACTTGGCTGCAGCATAGATATCTGCTGAAACCATCTCCAATTGTGATAGTTTCGGAGAAGACCAAACATAGGCATCCTTTTGTTCTTTGACAGTATTCATGCGCCATTTATACAAAAAGCGTGGGGCCTTTTTGGTAGTAGTAGGAATCATCGTTGTATTGATCGTCGAATTCATACGACGCGATGCTTTCAAAGCAGTTGACTTGAAGGGCGCGATCGCTTGATACCAGACTCCAGAATCTGGATCCTGGACTAGAGCATAGTGATATGCAGTCTCCATAAGCTGGTGACCATTTGCGAAACAAAGCCGGCCTTTTTCATCAGGCCTTGCAGTCTTTAGGATCTCAGCTTCAGGATCATGAGAAGCAACAAGACCACCGCCAGTATCACGAGGAACCCACTCAGTGACAAGTCGCTCATAGAAGCATGGGACAATAAGAAGTCCTTTGTTTCGTCCATCATACACTTTCTCAAGACCAGTTAAGTACAGCATACCAGCAGCTGCACCTTCAATATACTTTGGATGATCCACATTAACCTGCGGACTATTGCTCTGGAGAATGTACAAGTATGGTACACTAATATCCAGTAGCCCAACCTTACCGCCTAGTAAGGCATCAGCTTCTAACTCTTCGATGCTCATCGGCACTTCAGCCAAAGCACCCGGCTGTTGCATTGTTATTTCTTTATTCATTGATAGTCTCCTACTTAATCGTTATCTTTGTACGATATCCCGTATAAGCATTGAACAAGTCACGAGGAAACTCTTGACCTGTTGTAATCATCTCCTTAATCCAGGCTCTAAGTGTAGAGCTATGTACTTCCTCTTTGCATTCACCTCCGAGTCCAACACCGTGAGCTACGTCCATAATAGCCTTTAACTTATTTCTATCAAAGCCTTTTGGAAATGGAATATCGATTTCACCTTTAATGATGTCTTCGTATCCGTTATCCTCAAGCCACGTATAAGCACTGCGATCGGTAATCTTGCCACCATAGTAAGGGGCTAGCACTACTTTTGCACCGTTCTTCATTCTGAACTGGTCAATAGCCAATTCATTCATAATCTCAGGAATCTTAATCTCTGAGATTTCATCGCGTTGTCGCTTAAGATCAGCAACGTGTTCCTCAATCTGGGAGATTTCAACCTCCATATTATACTGCTCCATAGCCAAAGCAGCTAGACTCTTGAGCCTATCTTCTCTAGGTATAGCAGTAAGTTCTTCGGCATCCTTTTCTAAGGATTCAATGTCGAATGGCGTTTTCATGTTCTTTTGATGCTTTCTCTGTTTGATCGAAGATTTCCTCAAGTATACTCATAACTAACGCATGTGTACAAGCTTCACACATATCAAGCTCTTCCGCTACTTTAACTATAGCTGGCCTAATATGCTTAGCCATAGATTGAGCTATCTTCTCTTGAAATTCATCCGTAAACTTCAAGTCTTTCATGTGTTTAACCATGTGATATTTCTCCTAAGGTCAACTATAATATATTAACATCTTTTTGACGACTTGTAAAGCGCCAATATCGCAACCCACGTATGCAGAATGGACATATCTACTGTGTCTATACTTATACGCTAAATAAATAGCTATGTTTTCTTTTTCCAGGCTTTTGATGCTATCCAAGGTACGAACTGCAATGCAAAGTCATCCATATTTGTAATGGTAAGGATTGGCACTAGCATACCAATATGTGCCTTGATTTTACCTTTGCCAGCAGATTCTGGATTGGCCATCTTTATTTGGTCGATCGTATAAATATCAAAGACACCACTATTATACACAACATATAACAATTGCCAAGAGTACATAGACCTGCGCAGTCTAACCATATTACTCCATTGATAAATAGGCATATAGATTAAATTGCCTCGCCTCATTTTTACTTCTTGGAAGACAACAACACCCTTCCAAACGAACATAATATCCGCTAGAGAACAACCAACATTCTCTATTCGAACAGTATGTAATCCTTGAGTCTGGCAATAAGTGCGCCATCTGTCCATGGCATCATATTCGTTAAAGCCCATCTCTTCTTCCTCGGTCATTCTTTTGCCCATGTTTTCTGAAGTTTGTATTCCATTACTTGTGGTACTTCGAACTGTATTACATTCTCAGCTATTTCCTTGATACGCTTAGCTGTTGCCTCGTCTGCAACCGGTGCACCAAGTTCATCATAAAGCGTTATATAGATTGGAATTTTCTCAGCGTATAATTCAATTAGCATCTTCTTCATCTGTTCAGCCGCAGAACCTTGAACAATAGAGTTCATAGCTCTATAAGTGTTTGCCTGCTTAACAGGTCCGTAAGCGGCAATAGCAGCTGCTTTACCACGAATAGGGAATTTGCCACGTTGAAAGTATGGAGGTTCCCACATGTCGAAGTGTCGACGTCTACCGAGTACTGTTTTTACATAGCCTCTAGCCTCAGCATATCCCTGGGCTTTGTATAGAAGCTCTTTCATAAATGGAAAACCTCGATGATAATTATCAATAATAGTCTGTGCTTTATTACGCGGTAGGCCTAAGCCATTTGCTAGCTTTTGTATACCCATGCCATATGCAACACCAAGATTAATTGTCTTAGCTTGATTTCTATCAATCTGAAATACACTAACTTTATTTACCATGTTTCTAGTAAGCGTATGATAATCAAGATGAGGATCGTCGAGATAAGCTTGACGAGCTTCTTCGGCGCCTGTTAGTTTAAGCAGGTATGCATAATGTAGTGATATGCGCGGTTCTTGTTGTGATAGATCACCTTTGAACCACATATTACCTGGACTAGGGATAAATAGAGAGCGCACTAGCTTACCCAGTACTGGATGGCGACTCGGTATCTGTGATAGATTAGGATTAGCGCACGCTATTCGACCGCTACGTGTTCCGCCGGTATCGTCACCAGACATGAAGCTAGAGCCTCGGGTTTGGAACCATTGTGGGTGTAGGTGACCTTTATATGATGACTGTAGAATCATCCCCTCAATGAAATCACGACGTATCTTCTCTTGTTGTCGATACTTACCTATAATCTTTAATCTGTCATCATTAGACGCCAATAGATATTCATTCGATACAGAATCATTACCTTTTTCTGTAGTCTCTGGAAAGTATCCTAGTTCACGAATATATTCACCCAACTGCAAAGGACTAAACGGATTAAGCTTAGGCGAATCTCTTCTAATAGTTTCTAGAAGCTCTTCGCCTTCTTTAAACAATCGAGCATTCTCTTCTTCAGCTCGCGGAATATCAACGGGAACACCATTCATTCGCATGCTTAAAAGCACTGGTGCTAATGCTGCTTCGAGTTCAACCACTTCGGTCAGCTCTTCAGCGACAATCTTTGGCTTTTGTAATTGATAAATCTTATACGTTGCTTCAGCATCGTACTTTGCATATTCACCAACTACATCGACAGGCAGCTTCCAAAGCATGGACCAGTTAGGCTTATGCCCGATCCTTGGAAGCATGGACTCGATTTTATCTCGAGTCTTAGGTGGTAGGCCATAGTCTTTAGATAAACTAGCCAATGAATAAGATTTCTTTTCTTCATCGAGCAAAGCTTCAATAACCTGGATATCCGCAATGAAGTTTTGTACAGTCAGCCTAAGTGATAGCAATGCTTCAAGATCGTATCTAGCATTGGCATATACGCTAGTTATCATAGGATCATTGAGCTTCTCATCAAGCCAATCAAGGATAGGCCCCGCCGGTACATTGCCCTCTTTATGCCTAAGCGGATAATAAGCATTGAATCCTGTATCAGTGTATATGCTTATCCCTATAACCTTGGCTTTATTGAATACGAAACCTGGCCCTGACTCGGTGAGATGGGGATCGAAAGTTTCACTGTCGACAGCCATTTCTCGATGGACTGTTGGAAGTTCATATTCCATTAATCTATGTCCTCTGTTATCTGGCCATCCTGTAAATACACTATGCGAATATTTCCTACATTATGCAAAAGCATTCGACACTTATGGCAAGGTTCTTCTGTAACATATACAGTAGCTATGTCCTTAGGATTACAATGAAGCAATAAGTTCTGTTCAGCGTGCAAAGCACTGCATGATATTCCTGGATCACTGAACGCTAGACATGGTGTAATCTCGTCACAATGTGTCCAACCCTTTGGCGCCCCATTATAAGCACCGGATATAAGACGATTGTCTTTATCTAGTGCAACAGCCCCTACTTTCTTTTTTAAGCAAGTGCCACGCTTAGCTAATGTTAAGGCAATTTGCATCATAGTCTCATCTATAGATGGTCTAGTCAAGTTCGCCTCCACAAATAAGTGTTTTAGCCATGAGTTGAGCATCAGCACGTTCAATATCATTAGTCCAAGTATACTTAGAGATAGTCCTTAATACTTCTTTATATGCTGGCCACTTCCACGTTACCAACTTCTCATAGTTGGGTGACAGTGCCGCTACTGTAATAGGCAGGTCTTTAAGTGTGGCTATCTGATTGTCATAGATATGCCTTGATCCAGCTGTGATATAGCATATACCAAGTTCAACACCCAGTTTACTTGCTATTTCTGCACTCATACATGCAAAGCTGAACATGTCATAAGGCAAACCCATTCCCACATCACTAGACCGCATTGTTACAATACAGTGAAGTTTATTATTTCGAATAAGCCACTGAAGTGCTACTGTGCATGGAATATCTTTACTGGGCTTAGGGCTCCGCTTCCAGATTGTAAGCACTGCCTGCCGAGTGTTAATGTCTCGAGCAAACAGATCAAGGATATAGGGCAGTTGGGACTGAAAACTGGGCCCATAAGCGCCTGACAATTTCTTACCATCATCCGAGTATGGCGCCTGGATCCGTTGAATCTCTTGACTATAGAACAATGAGTTCTCACCACTCAAAATCCATATAGCTTCTGCAGCCATGTATATCCAGGATGTATTAGGCTTACACGTTACGATCGGATAGCCCATATCAAATTCCATAGTATGAGCTATAAGTTCAAACGATACTCGACCATTGGCCCCCGTTGAAGCTTGGGGTGCGACCGCTTCACCCCCTAAACACACATTTTGAATTGCTGCCAACCAGGCAGTATCTGCACTATATGTCATCTTCTTCTTCCTTTTCTTCATAAGCTGCTTTCATCTGCGGTGGCTTAATACCTTCGCTACCAATCAATGAAGCATAGCCACATATATCCACGAAATTATCCCGCTTAAAACGATCCCGCCCATTGCGTGATACCTTCATTAAAATCATCATTAACCCCACATCCGCTGGAGTTATCTCTATTCCTAGGAATATAGACCAATGCCGCGCTATATTCTCAAAGCTCTGCTGTGGCTCGCCATAGTTCTTAGCCCGCTCACCGTTGATTAGTTCAGCAGTTTCACGAAGAATCTCTGCCGCCCGCTCTCTACTCAGCATTATCATCTCCACTAACAGATTTAACTGCGTTAATAAGATCACTAAGGTCTGGTGCTTGCCAGCCTTCTGGCTTAACTACATCAAGGATATTATTCCTCAATGAATGATCTGCGCTCACTGCTCGAACCTTTTTCATATTCGCTTCATGCACCCGTCTAAAAGCCTCATTGAAATCGAAGCCCTGCATATAGGCAGTTCCAAGTGCTACATAAACTAAGTCTACTAAAGCATCGAGCTGCTTTTCTAAATCATTAATGGTTGTAGCAAATATGTATTCAGCAAGCTCTTCATCCATGAATTGGGTACGAAACTCACTTACTGCAAAATCTAGATTCTTGGGCGGGCCGAAATAGGCAAGACCGAACTTTTCATGAAATTCTTTGATCATTTCGTAGTGGTTAGGCATTCTTGTAACTCCTAACAGAGATGTACAGATACAATAAATGAGCAGTTTTTCGTCATGCTCAGGACGGCAGGAAAAGGGGCAATTCCCCTGCTATAGACTACCGTGGTAGTAGTCTATTCGGGTTCTTCTGCAGGCTCTTCCGAAGCATCGACATCTTCGCCTTCGTCGCCTTCGCTATCTTCCAGATACTCTTCTGTTACCAGTTTCCTGGTCTTACGCGATCCAGGATTCTTAACAGGATCACGCTTGAAGATGTTTTCCATCGTCTCACCAGTGATCGGATCAACCATCGTATCAGCGCCCTTACGGCCACCTCCACGAGACTTACCACCAAGATTATCTTTGGTCTGTGCAAGAATATGAGCCGGCAACTTTCCAAGCATGGCCCTGTAGTAGGCCACAAAGCCAGGGATTACTTCGACACCCTTAGCTCTGGGTGAGAAGCGTGCAAGGTCACTCGCAATATGATCAATCACCTGATCTTCGGAAACCTTCTTTTCAGTCCCACCAACTTCCCATACAGCCAAGAGAATTGCAGCCGCCTGCGAAGGAGCTTGCGCCATAAGCTTGTTCAAAGCCTCTTGATTCATTTTGTCACTGAACTGATAGTAGTACATAGTCTATCCTTCCTATATCTAATCTTGTTGTATCCAATGATTTCATTGAATATATAAAATAATAGCGTCTTTTCACACCCTTGTAAACTGCTAATTTCGCATATCTGCTATGCAAAAAAGGCGTGGCTTGTATTGAATGAATATTCAGTCATTAGGTAGGCATTAGAGTAAAGGTAGGTGTGCATGTTGGACATACCACATGCGCTAAATGAGCGCTTCTCTTGCAAGTCTAGTTGTGCTATAATAAAATATTAACGCCGCAGGAGGGGCTAGATGAAGAATACATTCGGGAGAAACTATCCAGATCCTTATGATGAGTCGTACATAGATCCTAGGCCGCATCGAAGTCACTCAGATATAGGTTTCTTAGGTTCTGTTGCTAATAGAACTAAGCGTATACCCATATCGCTAGCCTGTATACCCTCTTTGTTCTTTGATAAAGAGCGGTCTGAAGTACCGATCACTGAATTAGCAAGGGGCAAGTCGTGACAGCAATGTTAAAACCAGTAGATGCAACCAATCAATTAATATTCACAGCATTAAAGGCAGAACAAACGGGCGAAGGCCGTTGGCTGGGTTTATGCCCAGCTCATAATGACAAACATCCTTCGTTAGTTATCTATGAGAATGCTGAAGGCTCACTTGGTTTTCATTGTAATTCAAGGCATTGTTCAACGCAAGATATTGTTCGGGCAATCAAAGCACAGTTCGACATCACTGTTCCATCTAAGCACAGACCTGGCGGCATAGAGGGTGGTAAGGTACAAAAACTAGTTAACTATCCCTCGCACATTTCAACTCTACCCTTAAAGTACCGCAAGGCCAATGATATTTTATATGAATATCATACAGCTCAAGGTGAAGTAGCATTCATAGTTCATCGATTCGTAGATAACAACGGCAAGAAACAGACTCCAGCTTATTTTTCTAAAAAGTATATATCAGAGGAAGGCATTGAACAAAACGACTGGGACATCGTCGATCCTCCTCAAACCGGCCGACCACTCTATAATCTTTATGAACTCGAACATTTTCCTAAGAAACCCGTCCTTATAGTGGAAGGCGAAAAGACCGCAGACGCGGGTAAGCACCTGCTCCCGGATTATATTGTCACTACTTGGTCTGGGGGTAGTAGCAACATTAAGTGTACAGACTGGTCTCCGTTGAAGCATAGACAAACTTCTATTTATCTATGGCCAGACAATGATACTCCAGGCCTTAAGAGTATGCGTGAAATCGCAGCTAAGCTTTCCGAAGGCCTTGACGACACTCGCTTTTTTATGTTGGACTATAATCTCATTGGAGTTCACCCAGTTCCGGATAAGTGGGACATAGCAGACGAGTTCGCAGAACCTTGGTCTAGGGAAGGTAACGGCAATCCTTATTCTCTCGAGGAAATGCTGCACGGCTTCAAACTATACCATTCCGAGGAGATTTTAGAAGTAGGTACACTCGATGAAGAAATGTCTCGTCGTGACAAAACCTATCGTAAGTTCAACCAGGATGGTAAGGTTATTATACTCGATATATCTAAGAGAGACGATCGTTCATACTACGGCTATAATTATTACAACGACGTTAGTTCGTTGTGTGCAATGGACACCGCCAAAGTATGGACTGATGAAGAAAAGCCTAAAACTATCCCCTTAGCACGTTATTGGTACTTCGATCATCCAACCTCTAAGCTGTTGACTGGAACCTCGTTCGTTCCCTCGTCCAAGGATATTGAAGTCTACGAAGATGGCCAATATAGACTAAACACTTTCCTTGGTTTTCCCAACTTTAAGTCCTTTGATGTGGACGACTTACGCCTAGTAAATTTCATGGAAGAACATCTATCTAAACTCCTAGAGGAACCGTTACTTCGAGACTGGATCTTAGACTGGATGGCGCACATCTTCCAACATCCCACGCGTAAGCCAGGGACTGCTATTGTATTCGTTGGTCCCGAAGGTACCGGCAAATCTAGTATTCTTAACGTCATGACTCGAGTCTTGGGCAATCGTCTATCTAAAATCGCCGATGAGGGCATTCAGAAGTGGTCTGGTTCCCTCGATCATTCATTACTTATTACGCAGGATGAGCTCGAGCTTAATCACTATGAACCCAAGAATAAGGCTTACTATAATTATCTGATTAATTTCATAACTAGTCCCAGGATCGTTGTTAAGGAGAAGCATGTGAAGGAAAAGACGATCGATTCGTACCATAGAATTGCCTTCACTTCGAACGATATGAGCAAAATACATCTTCGCCCTACCGAACGTCGCTTAGTCATAGCGAAAGCGACTATGTATTGGTATAAGAACAAAGCTCACTTTGATCAGCTATATTATCTACTCTCTGAAGACTCTGCTTGTGCCGGCTTCCAAAAGTGGTTGATATCTCGCAATATTACAAGCATCCTCAATGAAGCACCGATGTCTGAAGCAAAGCAAGAAATGATCTACTTAGCGAATGAGCTCATCGAAGAAGTTCGCAAGTGGTACGAGGATGGAGCCTTACCAGAATATATTGCTAAACATTTCCCAGATGCTCATCTCTTTGGAAGGATCGCTATCCGTTTACATCAAACTACGTTTGTTGAAGCCTACGAACACAAAAAAGGCATTTCAAAGCTCCAGACTGAAGAACGCAAATTCCTTACAGAGCATTTCATGGAGCATTACTTTGCCATGGATAATAGAGTAAATAAAAAGGTTAGACAAACTATGCACTATAGTAAACTTAGTAAATTATCTAATGGTAGTGTAGAGATTATTCCAGGAAAAGCATATACGTTCTGGCCAATAGCTGAAGGCAGGGCTGCTATTGAGAAAGCGGTTGGTGGGGTTATTCCGTGGAGGTCTCCTGAAGACATGGGTTACGCGGCCGAAGCACTGACTGATGAGGAAAATAAGGTGGTTAAATTGGCTACTAAAGATATAATGTAACTTTAAGAGGTTAGAGATTATGGACTGGTCTCTAGCCTCTCTTTTTGACTTGGATTGAGCTATGCGGTTTGGGCATACTCAGGATGTTACAACATCGTTCCTGGAGCCTATTTCCTCTGTTATGCTGTAAAATACCACACACTGTGGGCAAAAAGTTAGATTATATATATAAAATGGCATTTTTTACTTTTAATAAATATTATTTATAATATCAGTATATCAGTAATAACAGTATATCTAAAAAATTATATAACAAAATCAAGCACTTAGGGACGTTTGCAAAATACCGAGGATGAACTGTTGTGCGCACAGTCTCATTGATATTAATTGAAATACTGTGAGACAGTACTAAGATGATGAAATAAAAAAGGGACCTGCCGAAGCAAGTCCCTTGAACCTAGAGTCTAGGTTAGTTTATAGATCGAATAGAATTATTGGTATTATGGCCACGATCACGCAATAGAACACGAAGTCGAAGTAGGAATAGGCCAATGTTATGAGCATATCGATCATTTACGTCTCCTTAGTCTAGATACTAGGCCACAGAAGTTTAAGAATACAACCAGGCTTAGTATAAAGAGTTGATTAGAGGTTATGGATGCGAACTCTCTTAGTGAGCAGTACTTAGAGCTTAGTTCATGGATAATGTAATGGATCATGATAAATAAAAAAGAGAGACCACTTGCGTGATCTCTCTTTGATCCTCTATTTATTCTTCAATATCTTCTTCAAGAAATTCTACTTCATTATTCACACTTTCGCCACAAACTTGAAAACCACCTTTTTCTTTCAAAAGTTTCACATAATAGGCGAACGTTGTGTGATACTTTGAAGGTTCTTGTTTCGTTTCCCACAAACCTTCTTTGACACAATACTTCAAAAGATCTTCACCAGTGAAACCTTGAAAATCTTCTTCTTTAGATTTCTTATAAAGACCTTTAATAAAGGCCTTACAAGAAGGGTTGAATTGAGAAAGATTTAGTGTTTTAGAAAGTTCAAGATTGAACTTATAAAGTTTCTTTGACTTTGACATGATTTGATCTTTCATTTGTTTTCATTGATTGATTCATTCAATCAATATAAATATATTAGGCCCCTTTTTTAAAAATGTAAAATGCCAATTGATCATATCTATCATGTCTTTTTCGCATAGCTCAATGATCTAATTGAATATTCATTCAATAGAATTCTGATTGAATATTCATTCAATATCTTCTGATTGAACGGCCATTCAATATAATATCGACTGAACACTCATTCAATATAATCCTGGTTGAATGTTCATTCAATATATTCTGATTGAATATTCATTCAATATAAATCCCTATCAATTCTATATACTATATCAACTCTACATACTCTATCAATTCTATAGACAATATATAAATCATCAATTCTATAGAACCTATAATCTCTATCAATTCAGTAGGCTTTGGCCTCTCAGCCCCCTCCTCCCCACCCACTTTCTTTCTCAGGTCGCACTTGAAATATGATCCCAGATTATAGGTCCTTCAATTTTCAATCAATTGAACCCACCCTATCCCTGTGACAATATGTCACATTGACGATAGACTAAAAACAGTGCATACTGTATTTATGATCCAAGTAGTCCCAATAAACGATGTCGAACGCTTAGAGGCCGAGGAACGAGTGAAGATGCGCTCGTTTGCGGCCAACTACGCCTTTGGCGTTCCATTAATCCGTGCTTTAAGACTGGCTGGATTTGAACGACCCAATAAGTTGATGGCGTCCAAGCTTTTCGAAAGCACATACGTTCTAGAGGAGATTGAACGCAATCTAAGCATATTGCGGGGTCAGCTGCTTCAGACGAGGGAACGAGTCATAGCGCAGCTGGATGAGGATCGAGAGTTTGCGGTAAATCAAGAGAATCCCGCAGCGGCCGTAGCCGCGACTGTAGCCAAAGCGAAGATCCTAGGCTTTATGGACAAGCAAACGGATAAGAATATGCCATCGAAGATTAGTATCGAATGGGGCGAAGGGTCGACGGAAACTATTTATGAAAAGTCCAATCCTTTATTGTTCGATGCTTTAGAACAAACCCTAGGCACTGACGACCACACCAGTGCTTTACCAACGGAGTTGGATGCCTCTAAATGATATATCATGAAATGAAAATAAGCATACCGTATAACCCGCGCATATATTTCAAAGCGTTCCATGCTTCGGATCGGCGCTTCAAGATCGTTGTTGCGCACAGACGGGCGGGTAAAACGGTTGCAGCTATCAACGAGCTTATTAAGGGCGTGCTGTCGTGCGAAAAGCCCAATCCGCGGGGGGCATACATTGCTCCAACCTTTAGCCAAGCCAAGGATATAGCGTGGACGTACCTCAAACAATATACCAGTGGTATACCCGGATGTAAGTTTTACGAGTCCGATCTGCGCGTGGAATTTCCGAATGGGGGAAGAATTAAACTTTATGGGAGCGAGAACGAGGATCGGCTGCGGGGGCTTTATTTCGATATTGTAGTAATCGATGAATTTGCGTCGATGTCACCCAAGATCTGGGAAGAGGTTGTACGGCCGGCACTATCGGATAGGCAGGGCCGAACAATGTTCCTGGGCACGCCGAAGGGGCATGATGCGTTTTACAAATTGTGGTTGGATGCTTTGGAGCACGAAGATGAGTGGTTTCATTTGATGCTTAAAGCGTCGGAAACCGGCATACTACCTGCTTCAGAACTGGCCGCCAATCTACGATTGATGGATGAAAGCACATATTCTAGAGAATTCGAATGCGATTTCGCGGCGGCGTTTAAAGGTGCGTACTATGCGAAGGAAATCCAACGCGCGTATGCGGACAAGAGAATAGCGAATGTACACCACGACGCGGCTGCAAATGTGTATTGTGGCTGGGACCTGGGCATTTCTGATGCTATGGCGCTATGGATTTTCCAAATAATTGGAAGCGAATGGCACTTTATTCATTATTACCAGAATACGGGTATGGCGCTTAGCCACTACATTGATCATACACGGAAACTACCGTACGTAATAGATATGCATTTGCTTCCACACGATGCAAGGGCTCGAGAATTGCAGTCCGGGAAGTCTAGATTAATGTTTATGCAAGAGCGAGGCTTAACCGCGGTTGCTGGAGAAAAGCATAAAATAGACGATGGTATTAATGCTGTTCGGCTCATGTTTAATAGGGCCTATTTTGATGAAAAGAACTGCGCGATGGGCATCAACTGCTTGCGCATGTACCAAACACAATATTCTGAAAAGAACGATGTGCTAGCACAAGTCCCACTGCACAACTGGGCGTCCCATGGTGCCGATGCTTTTAGAACCGCTATTATGGGAATGAGCGAAAATGCAGCCAGAATCTGGCTTAAAAGTGACTGGTCCAAACCAATAGCACGTGCTTCAGCAGGGACATATGTATGAGTACCTTCAGTATAGCTTTGGATGAGATTAAACGCGGGCATTTGGTCGCTCGTAGTGGTTGGAATGGTAAGGGTATGTGGGTTGGATTGTATAAACCCGAGGTTGATGTCGATTTGCCCTATCTTTATATGAAAACGGTACAGGATAAAAATGTACCGTGGCTTGCATCACAAACTGATATACTAGCCGATGATTGGTTTACATTGAATAGAAAAGATGTTATGGGGGAAGATGATTAGTGTTCGGTAAAAACGACCCAGTATCTGAAACATATCCACAACTTAGGGCCCTTAAGCCTGAGGATGTGCAGCAGATTGCTTTTTCAGCAATTGAAGCGGCTATAGACTATACTGCTCGGCAATTGCAAGGGGAACGTGAGAAAGCGGATCGTTATTATCGCGGAGAAACGGACATACCTGCTACACCTGGGCGATCACAGATTGTAGTTTCTAAGGTCCGGGATACAGTTAAGTCTGTGATTCCATCCTTAGCCCGCGTTTTTACTCAAACTGACGATATTGGTGAATTCTGGTCTGATTATGAAGAGGATCAGCTAATTTGTTCTCAAGCCACTAAATATTGTAATAATGTGTATGGCAAATATGGTGGCTATACTGCCCTTATAGAGGCAATGACGGACAGTTTGAAGGCCAAAATTGGGGTTATGGAAGTCTATGCTGAGAAGGTGGACGTTCCTGTTCACACTGTCTACACGATGCCTCCTCCGACTGACAACAATGTAATACCCATGATGCAGGGTCAACCTACCGAGTCGGATGGTAAAGAGACCGTTATAACCAAGCTGCGCAAGAAAGTTAAGTGGAGCTTGGTGGCTATCCCACCGGAAGAGTTCTTTATTAATTCGAATGCGATTTGTGTAGACGATGCTTATGTCTGTGGTCGTCGGGAGAATAAAACTGTATCAGAAATGGTATCAGCTGGCTTTGACTTTGATAAAGTCAAGGATCTAGATAACTATTCCTATAATGCTGAGAACACTGAACGGCACGGCGATAATTTCACTGATATTGATGATCACGATACTGGTAGTATTGATCCATCTGCTCGAGTGATTGGAATCACCACTGCTTTCATAAGGATCGACGCTGATGGAGATGGCATTGCCGAACTTCGTCGTTTGGTTCTGGGCGGTACAGGCTATGAGTTGCTGGCAGATGAGCCAGCTAACTTTGCACCATATGCTATCTTTAAATCCGATCTACAACCACATGTATTGCACCCGATATGTCTAGCTGAAGACACAATACAGGATCAAGATGCTCAAACTGCAATTATGCGGGGCATTATTGATAACGTAGCTTTGGTAAATAGCCCCCGTACTGAAGCCAATGAGACAATGGTGAACCTTGAGGATCTGATGAATGGTCAGATCGGTTCGATTGTTCGTGTACGACAAATGGGTCAGATTAATGAATTAACGACTCCATTTGTGGCTGGTCAGACGCTCCCGGTTTTAGAATATTTGAATACGATTACTGAGCAACGTACTGGCGTTACTCGTATGTCACAAGGTATTGATCCAGATGCATTGCAATCTACCACACATGTAGCTGCTCAGGCTGCAGTCCAAGGCTCAGATGCTCGTGTCGAAATGATGGCACGGAATTTGGCTGAGACTGGTGTAACCAGTATGATGATGTGCATACTGAAAACTGCTATCTACATTATTAAGGACAAACAGTCTATATCGCTTCCTGATGGTTTCTATCAGGTTGATCCAACAATGTGGCATGATCAACTAAATATTAGATCAAATGTTGGACTAGGTTCTGGGCAAATTGACGAAAAGAAACAGACACTGGCGCAACTTCTCCCCATGCAGATGCAGATTATGGAGAAGTTTGGTTATTCCAATACGGTATGTGGTTGGGCGCAAGTGAGGGAGAGTCTTAAGACTATTCTTCGTTTGTCTGGTATTCGGGATTATGATAAGTATTTTCCATTTATACCGCCTGACCAGATCAAGGCTTTTGACCAGCAAGCTCAGCAACAGAGCCAGCAAGCTCAACAGGCCCAGCAATCTATGCAACAGCAGGCCTTGCAAGCTCAAGTTGATTCACAAAAGGCTATGGTGCAAATGGTACAAGTTGAAGCCCAGAAGGCTCAACTTAAGTATCAAACGGATATGGCTGAAACTAATCGTAAATATCAAGGTCAGATACAAGACCTTAGAATGCAGTTGGCTACTGTTACGGCTAAGACTCAAGTAGATAAGACTCAAATGGTTATGAAAGATGATCTTGAGCGCGATAAAGCTTTGTTGGACTTCACTGTAAACGTAGCTAAAGTCCAGGCCACCAAACAGCAACTCGATGCTTCATTGGAGGCTCAAGCTGCTAAAGATATAGAAGGAGGATCTGGTGTCCCTGACTGAGCTTGAAGTACGCCGTCAACAAATGATTAGGGCACTGGTTGACCATCCTGATTTTGATGCAATTATGAAGTCTATTAAGCTTGATATTGCGTATGAAATGGTTAATTCAGAGGATCCAATTACTCGAGAAGAAAAGTATCTAGAATCTAAAATGGTTGATATGTTTCGTGGACGTCTAGTAAAATTAGCAAATGATGTAAGGATGATCGAACATGCCTGATATTGATGAAATTGCTAAAATGATGGTTGTAGGTGGAGAACCTGCCGATGAGACCGGGACTGAAGAAGATTCAGAAGAGGAAGTTGTACAGGAAAGTACAGAATCAGAGACTACAGATAAACAAGAAGAAACAGAAGAAGCATCTGATGAAGACGTCAATGTAGATGAACTTGAAATTGATGTTACGGTTGATAATGAGACTAAGCCTGTAAAGATCAAGGATCTAAAAGCTAGGTTTGCTGGCGAAGGCGCTATTGAGAAGCGACTCCAGGAAGCTAATGCAGCCCGTCAGTATATGTACACTTATACTGGTGAATTGCAAAAGAATTTGAATATCCAGGTTGAGCGTCTAAAGCAGTTGGATGCTTTTATTGCTGAAAATGCTAGCCCGAATATTAACTGGGATGAGCTTCGAGCTAAGGACCCGGGACGTTATTTGCTTGAGCGTGATAAACAACGAGAAAATGAAGCGCGTCGAGATAGTATTCGTAGACAGCAGCAAGCTTTGGCTGACCAACAAGAAATGCTGAATGTGAATATTATTCAGGAGAAAGCCAAGGAAGGTGCCCAGGAACTTGTCCGATACATTCCTGAGCTTAAAGACCCTGAAAAGGCTAAGGTTATTCTTTCTGATTTTGTTAGAGTAGCTGGTGAATTTGGCTATTCCCCAAAGGAAGTTGATGAAGTTGTTGATCCACGTGCAATGCGTGTGTTGCATGCTGCTGTTCAGTGGATGAATCATGTGGGTAAACAGAAAATGCCAAAACCGGCTGCACAGCAACTTAAAGGTATGCTTCGCCCAACTGGAAAATCTACTGCAACTAATGCAATGGATAAAAATCGCAAGATTCAGCAGGCCTTGCTTAATAAAGCAAAGTCTTCTGGTAAAGTAGATGATATCGCTGCACTGCTTATTGTAGACCGCAAAAAGTAATCACGACAGCCGCAAAGCTAGGATTACTCTCAATAGCAGTACTTTGAAGCTAGCCACGACAGCCTAGAGCTAGGGATTTAAGGCTTCAGTTAAGATGAACTGTAACTTAAAAATCACTGGAGAACTCTCATGGCTGTCAATGCTGCAGCACTACAGACGTATGATTCGAAGACTATCCGCGAAGATCTTTCAGACATGGAGAATCTTATTTCTCCGACTGAAACTCCCTTTCTAAGCAAGATTGCTGGTCAGGGAAGCAAGGCTACGAATGATAAATTTGAATGGCCCTTGCTCACGTTGGCGGCAGTTGATACCGCTAACAAGGTTGCAGAAGGTGATGATGCTCCTGCTGTAGACGCGGCTAACGTTGCTTCTCGTCGTGCCAATTATACCCAGATTATGGATAAGTTGGTGCGTGTTTCTGATACCGCTAATGTCATTAACGGTGCAGCGAATATTGAGAAGCTTTCTAAGCAAGTCACCTATAAACTTAAGGAACTAAAGCGTGACAAGGAGTATCGTCTCCTTGCCAATCTGCCAGCTATTCCTGGTGCAGCTGATGGTGCAACGACTCGTGAAACTGCTGGTTTTGAATGTTTTATCATTACCAATGCTTCGCGTGGTGCTGCGACTGGTGCTGCTCCTACGCTGTCAGGTACGACTGATGGCTATCCGAATCTTGCCCATGTTCCTGGAACGACTCGTACTATCACTGAAGACATGCTGAATACTGTTATTCAAGCATGCTGGACTTCTGGTGGTGAACCAAAGTACGGTCTTTGTGGAGCTAGCGTAAAGCGTACTATCTCCAAGACCTTTACTGGGTATTCTACCAAGTACAAGGATGGGGACGACAAGAAGTTGATCAATTCAATTGACTTCTATGAATCTGACTTTGGTGAGATTCAGATTGTTCCAGATCGTTTTTCTAATGCAGCTACGATGATGCTTATTGACCCAGAATATGTAAGCATTAAGGATCTGCAATCTACCCGCCAGAAAGAGTTGGCTGTGACCGGTCACTCTGAAGCTCGCCTGATTATTTGGGAGGGCGGTATTGAGGTAGGTAACGAAGCTGCACATGGCATTATTACTGCTCTAACGTAATTACTAGTGGGCCGGGGAATAAACTCCGGCCCAATCTTTGTAAGGAAATCTAGTCATGTTGGTCAAGGTTTTGAAGCCTTTTTGTTATGACGATGCTTACTGGAACGTTGGTTCGATTTTGGAAGTAGAGCCAAATACGGCCAATTATCTAGTTGGTATGCAGGTACTTGTTCAAGAAGTAACAGACGCCCCTCTTTCAGCCCGTCCCGACTACGGCCCCGAGCGCCGTACTTTGGAAACCGTGGCCATGGATAAGGCAGCTGCGGCAATTGTTGGGGCGGTAGAGAAAGCTTCCAAACGTCATCCTTTGCTCGATAAGGAAGAGGATAAGCCTTCAAAGGGTAAACATGAGTAAGTATTACGATCCAGTTATTGGACAGATTGTTGAAGAATTTTGGGATGATTCCCTTAAAATTTTGACAATTAAGAATACAGAGGATGTAGAACCGCTTCTGGATGAACTTGCTCATGAACGTGCAATGGGTAATAATGGCTGGTCAGTAGAGCGTAAATGGCGTAAAATGGGCTCGATTCCTAACTTAGAAATTGAACGTGTTATGCGTGAAGAAGGTATAGATATGATGTCTTCTACTCCTGAAGCAAAACGTCGTGTTAGGCGATATTTTGCTGATAATATTAAGTTTTCTACTAAGGGATAGTCATGCCAATCTTTACTGGATATGCTGGTTGGATAGCAGGCGTCAGGGACTTTTTGGATGCTGATGATTATTCTGACTCTAAAATTGCTACGTTCTTGAATCTAGCCACATATAGGCTTAATCGGGAACTTGAGGCACCTGAACTTGAAGTGACTAATGACATTCCTCTTGCCTATCCAGATTATGATTATTTGTATGCACTTCCCACTAATTTTAATAAAGTTATACAAGTTTTGGATTATGCTGATAAACAATATAATGCTGCTACTAAGGCAGATGTATTGCGTATAAAAGCTGAAAATAATAAAGATATGAAATTGTATGCTATCTATGGTATGGAATTGTATGCATGGCCACCCCCGTCTGTTACTCCGAGTGTTATAACTCTAGATTACTATTCTTTTCAGCCAACGTTATCACCTGGCATACCCAGTAACTATTATACGGACTTTTATGCAGATTTGTACTTATATGCGGCGTGTCTTGAAGCTGCACCTTATATGATCGAAGATGATCGTATGGCTGTATGGCAAGCCAAATACGACAGTACTTTAGAAGCCTATACTCAAGGTTCAAAACGTATTAAACTTGGTTCAACCCCACTATTGAGGAAATTCTAATGGCAAAGAAACCTTCAAAGCCTCCAAAACCTGCTACAAATAAGCCGATTTTTAAGTGAGGATCACATGGCACTCAATGATCAAATCCCAACGCATGCAGCTACTGTAACACCCAGTGATACAACTGAGCAATTTGGTTCTGCACTTGTTTGTGGGGGTAGTGGTACGGTTGTCATGGTGACAGAAGGTGGTGATACCGTTACTTTTGCTGTCACGGCTGGCCAGACTCTTATTATGCGGTTTAGACAGATTAAAGCTGCCTCCTCTGCTGCTTCACTTGTTCGTGTTTGGTGATTAATGAAATTAGGGCTTGCGATAGCTCTCCCTATCCCTAGCGGCGTAGTGGCTGCTGCGGGTGGCCCACGTGTTACTATGCAGTCTGAATTGGCAATTCAAGGTATTGCTGGTGCAGGTTCATATACATGGCCAGCACTTCCTCTTGGTACTCCTGCTGCCAATCGTGTTATGATTGTTAGTTTCAGTTGGCAAGGTGGTGCAGCACATGCTGTATCAAGTGTTACTGTTGGTGGTACAGCGCTTACTCTTGTTGATAAGGCTGGCACTGAGGTTAACGGTGCTTCTTATATTTATTATGCACTAGTTCCTACAGGAACAACGGGTGATGTAGTCGTTACGATTACAGGTGCGGGTGCCACTAATATGGGTGGCTATCTATATAGTAGTAATCCTCTTGTATCTACTCCGATTGCTTCTGCTAATATAAATGCTAGCACTAACCCAACCGTGACACTTGGTCCGATTGCTGGTTCTGCTGATGGTTTTGTTATATATCATTCGCGCGATAATCAAGGCGCGCCAAATATGGCTAATAGCAATAGTGTATTGACAATAACCTTTGGTACATTGCGAATTGGTGTGAATAACACTATTAATTATCATTATCAGGGTGGTTATGGTGATTGTGACGTAGGCTTGACGTCAGGTACATTTAGTTGTACAACTGCTGCAACAGCTGCGATTCGTAATCTTGTCACGGCTACTTGGGGCACCCACGGTTTGACCGGCTTCTTGCTAAAGGAAGACGGCGGCAAGATTCTGCAGGAAGACGGCACCTCTGGGCTGCTATTGGAGACTTAGACTATGGCTGATGCCAAGATATCAGTACTTCCTGCGGCCTCGGCCATCGTCGGCACCGAGCCTGCGCCAATCGTGCAGGGCGGCCAGACGATGCAAGGCACCCTGGCACAGTTCAAGACCTATAACCAGGGCACGGTGACGGGT